CACTACAACAAATGGTTTTGGTACTGTTGATAGATTTAGAATTTGGCATGGCGCTGTTGGTAATGTTGCAACAAATCAATATAATAGTGGATCGAATGCCGTTGATGGTATTTCTAATTACTCTTTTAGGGCTCAAGCTACAAATACAGCTAGTTTAGCGTCTGGTTCAGATGCACATATAAGATATGTTGTTGAGAATAAAGATATACAAAACATAGGATTAACTAATCCTAATAATAATTTTACTTTATCTTTTTATGTTAAGTGTAGTAATGCAGGGCAATCTTCAGTAGCATTAACATCAGGCAATTTTAGCAGTGCTACTTATGTAGTACCCTTTACAATCGCTAGTGCTGACACATGGCAAAGAGTTGAATTAACTTTTCCTGGAAATGCTGCGCTTTCTAATATTTCTGGTGGGTTTGGACTTAGAATATATTGGGATTTAGGTATTGGAACAACTTATCAAACCTCTACTCATAACCAATGGATTACATCTGGAAACCCTTTTGCTGCTGCTGGAAATCTTCAAATAATTGGAGTGAATAATAGATGGTTACAAATTACAGGAGTCCAGTTAGAAGTCGGATCAGAAGTTACACCTTTCGAGCATGAGCCTTATGCAGTAACATTAGCCAAGTGCCAAAGGTATTTTTACAAAGAGGCCACAGTTTCAACTGATACTGGTGGTAAGCTTGGTGTTGCTAGTGGTTCATCTACTATTGTTATTGATCACTCTTTACCTGTTCAAATGAGAGCAAAACCATCGGTTTCACTTACAACCCAAAATCTAAGATGTGGTGATACAGTAGCACAAGGATTTACAACAACTTCAGGAACTGTAAGCTTAAATACTTATTCTGGCTCTGCTAGTGTTACATACATTTTAGGTGGATTTAGTGGTTTAACTAGCTACAGAATGTATCTACATGAACCCGATGGGACATCAACTGGAACAGTTCAGTTTTATGCAGAATTATAGGTGAAATATGCAAATTGAAAACGCAAAATATAACAAAAATATAGACAATAAAAACGTAAGCATAAACGCTAATATCGATGGAATAATTTGGTCTATTCCTCTTGATGAAAATAATGGACATTATAAAGCTATACTTGAATGGGTGGCAGACGGTAATACAATAGACTCAGCCGACTAAATTTGATTTAATCATTTTTAGATAAAAAAATTAATATAAATAGAGTAAATAAACTCTATAGGATATTAAAATGGCGATTCCAACGACGAGAGATACTTATATCGACTATTGCAAAAGAGCACTAGGAGATCCTGTAATAGAAATAAATGTCGATGAAGATCAGATAGATGATCGAGTAGATCAGGCTTTAGAATATTACAGAGAATTTCACAACGATTCAATGTTACGTACTTACATTAAGCATCAGTTAACAACATCTGATGTAACAAATAAGTATATTACAGTGCCAGCTAATGTCCTACAAGTCAAGAGAGTTTTGCCATTTCAGCTCTCATCTATGGGATCTAGTATGTTTGACGTAAAGTATCAATTGATGCTGCACGATATTACAAACATGACATCTTTTCTAGGAGACGTTGGATACTTTAGTCAAATACAACAATATACTCAATTGTTAGATATGACATTAAATGGACATCCTCAACACGATTATTCTTATCATCAGAAAAGAGTTTATATACACGGTGATTTCGAAGACGAAACACTAAAAGTAGATAGATTCGTTGTAATAGAAGCTTTAATTAAGATTGATGAAAATACGCATACTAGTGTGTGGAATGACAAATGGTTAAAGCTATATGGCACTCAACTAATCAAACAGCAGTGGGGTTCTAACTTGATAAAATTTTCAGGAATGCAACTTCCTGGTGGTGTATCAATGAATGGCGATGCTATATATGAATCAGCAACTCAAGAGATTTTACGATTGCAAGAGGAGTTAAGACTAGAACACGAAGACCCAGTAGCTATGTTTGTAGGATAATAATATGCGTAATATTTATTTCAGTGCTGGTGCAAGGCCTGAGCAGAATTTATATGAAGACTTAATTATAGAATCCATAAAGATATATGGACAAGACTTATATTATATGCCACGTGATTTAGTGAATGTAGATCCTGTTTTTAGAGAAGACCCTGTATCAAAATTTAATTCTAATTATTTGTTAGAGATGTATGTAGACAACATCGACGGCTTCGATGGTGAAGGAGATCTATTTACAAAATTTGGTGTTGAGATAAGAGACCAAGTTACATTTACTGTGTCAAAACGTAGATGGCAACAGACTGTAATGAGATACGACAATGAGATTACTGGCACACGGCCGTTCGAAGGTGATTTAGTTTTTACGCCTTTCTCTAAAAAGTTATTTCAGATCATGCATGTTGAGCATGAACAACCTTTTTACCAATTAAACAATTTACCAGTATTTAAACTGCAATGTGAATTATTCGAGTACAATGATGAAGATATCGACGTTTCGAATGACGATATTACTCAACTAGAAGTAGATGCTGGATTTAGATATGACTTAACTTTAACTCAAGGCATTACTGCTACGACGAAAGTGGAGCTTGACTAATGAGTCATAGATGGAAAAGATTACGTAGAGTTAGTGTAACTAATCCAGGCGATCAATATAATGCACCACCGGCCGTTACAGTCGACCCTCCAGCAGCACCTAAACAAGAAGCTAAGGCAACAGCGACTGTCTCAGGTGGAGCAATTAATGCTGTTAATATGGATAGCGGTGGTAATTTTTATGCATCCGTTCCTACAATCACTATAAGTGCGCCTGATTCAGGTGGTACGCAAGCAATAGCAACAGCTACTATTAGTGGTGGTGAAGTCACCGCAGTAAATATTTCAAATGCTGGAGCTGGTTATTCTACACCTCCAACTATTTCAATTGCTAAATCTGCAGATCTTAAATCAGCATTTTCTGCTCAAGTTAATTTAACTTTTGATTCAGCAGCTGGAACAGTTACAAAAGTAAGCGTGATAGATAGTGGTAACTTTTATGATTCAGCTAATCCACCAAACGTAACAATTGCTGCACCATTTGCAAATACTAGTTTTGAACGTGGTGAAGATGTAACAATTCAAGCTAATTCTACTGGTGCAATTGTAAGCGGTGAAGTGGCTGAGTTTAAAGATAGTAGTGTTCAAACATTAAGTTTGATACATGTAGCTAATTCTACTGGTGATCTTGTAGAACCTAGTACTGGCTTAATTGTTACTGGCTCTAATTCCAGCGCAGCCAGAAAAATTACTAATGTTACAAATCCTAATGAAACTGCTGATCAATCAGATGAATTTGATGTAGAAGCACAAAGCTTTTTAGATTTTACAGAGACTAATCCATTCGGAGAACCCGAAGCTGCAACACTTGTTCAAGAAGCAACCGCTGCGGCAACAGCAGCAGCTGCACCAGCAACTACAATTGTCGTACAAGGAACAGTTAGTGATCCACCATTTGTAAAAGCTAAAAAATCTTATAAGGTTGTTGGTAATAGTATAACTTATAATTTCGAAGCGGATAGTAATGATGGAAATTATATTGAAGGTATAAAGGATTTATCTGTACCAGGCCTGGCATTAAGTACGCATACTAGTACTACTGTAACAAATGCAATGCAAATTACGTATACACCTCAAGTGACTAACGATACATTAACATTAGCTGGCGATGGATTTATACAAATAGGGATTCCAGAAGGTAATTATCAGCTAAATGAATCTGATGCATCTTCACCAACTGTCGGGGCTTTGCAACTTGGTGATAGTGCCGCAATAAGATTTGGCGATAGTGCCGTAGTAGCTGAGAGTGACGGATCATTTTTCAGATCCTATGCTACTCAATTAATAGCGACCGTTAATACAGGCAAATTATATACTGGTCCTCAGGGAAATGTTTACTACTTAGCAATTAATGAAGGTTATATAGATTCTGTTGAAAGCGACGGATCAATGTTAACCGATAGCTCAATTATCGTAACTCTTGATTCTGGCCAAGGATACGGCGGTGGTTACGGTAAAGTGTTTGCATTAGAGGAATAAGAGATGGCAATAGTACGACCTAAATTAAAATTTATTAGAGGCAAGACTTATGTTATTGATCAGAGTCATTCTAGTAATGCCGGTCATCCTTTTAAGTTTACGGCTGATAGTGGATCAACAGAATATACAATAGGTGTAACAGCTACAGGCACACCTGGCCAATCCGGTGCTAATACTGCTATATCAGTAGATAGTAGTACACCTAGTAACTTAATGTATTATTGTACTGTCCATGGAATAAATATGGGGCAGAAGATAAAGATAATTTCAGGATAAGATATGGCAATTAAAAGACCCAGACTAAAACTGACTAAAGGACAAACTTACACATTTGATGTGAGTAATGCTGCTTTGGCAACTCATCCTTTTAAGTTTACAGCTGATAGCGGTACATCAGAATATACAACTGGTGTTACGCTTAATGGTACTCAAGGCCAGGCCGGTGCTACAATTACTTTTGTTGTATCTGATAGTGCACCATCAAATATGAATTATTATTGTGGTACTCATGGTTTGGGTATGGGAAATCATATTTCACTTATAGATGGTGGACCATGGTATGATAGTGAAAATACTATAACACTAACTAATACTAATTATAAAACTTATGTTGGTACTGGAGTAGTATATGGAAATACTGGAACAGGTAATATATTTAGATTAGAAGAACCTACAGTAGCCACTACTTGGGGTGGAACTAGGGGCTTTATAATTGGTGGTAATAGAAACAGTTCCAGGACAACTAATATTGAATATTTAAATATAGCTTCTCCAGGCAATGCTAGTAATTTTGGGGATTTGATTACAGCTACTGAATCTCATACAAGCGGTGGTAATAAAACAAGAGGAATACATAACCAAGGTACAATTTCAGGACAAAGTTATCCTACGGGTTGGGCAGTTGGTTTAGAGTATCATACATGTGCTACGTTAGGTAACGCTAGTAGTTTTGGTAACAGGGCAAATAGAACAAGTGTTAGTTATTGTGTTGCTGATGGAACTAAAGTTATTTGGGCAGGTGGACAGGGAGGTACAGCATCAGGAAGTTATAATAACGGCAACAACTTTATAGATTATGTAACCGCGGATACTACAGGAAATTCTATTGACTTTGGAGATATGACGCAGGCTAAACACTCAGGTGGATCTACTAACGATGATACTAGGGGTGTGTTTATAAGTGGACTTGCTCTGAGTGCATTTACTAATGTTATAGATTATATAACCATGGCTACTCCTGGAAATGCTATTGACTTTGGAGATTTACATAATGGCGATGGATCATATGCACCATCAACAGGCGTTGTTAGTAATAATACAATTGGTGTGATTGCGGGTGGAATGTTTGACACTTCCTATACTAATATAGACAATATAACAAAAATAACTATACAAACTCCAGGCAACTCTACTGATTTTGGAGATCTTGTTAGTGTAAAAGAAAGACAGGCAGCAGCTTCAGATGGTATTACAGGGATTTTTGCAAATGGTTATACAAATTCTGATAACTCGATAATGAAAATAACTATAGCAACACCAGGTAATGCTACAGACTTCGGCGATACAACTGCTACTACAAATGGACAGCATAGTGGTATGTCAGGTAATGCGGCATAGGGAATAAGACATGGCAATAATTAATAGACCAAAATTACAGATGGCCGTTGGCACAACTTATACGTTTGATGTTAGTGATGCAAGTAACACAACTCATCCTTTTAGATTTACATCTGATAGCGGATCCACCGAATATACAACAGGAGTTGTTGTAAATGGCACCCAAGGCCAAGCTGGTGCAACCGTTGCATTTACTCCAAATATTAGTGGTCCATCTATTTTACACTATTATTGTACAGCCCACGGATTAAGTATGGGTAATGAAATAAGTATTACTGGACTTTCTACAATGAATCCTTATGTATTACTACATACCATAGCAAACCCAAATGCATTTGGTACTCCTGCTAATGATACATTTTCTGATGCAATTTCAATGAGCAGTACGCATGTCATAGCTGGTGCACATCAAGAAGACGATGCAGGAATTTATAGTTCTGGTAGGGCATATATCTTTGACATATCAAATGGCAGTCTAGTTCACACATTAGCTAATACCGCGGGATATAGTACAACTGATTATGATCAGTTTGGTGATGCAGTTGGAATCAGTAATTCATATGCAGTTGTTGGTGCTCCGAGAGATCAAATTACAAGTCAATATAAACCTGGTTATGCTCATATGTATAACGTATCAGATGGAACTTTAAGATACTCATTAGCTAATCCATGGGCAAATAGTAATAATCACTTAAATACTGAACAAAAATTCGGTCATGCAGTAGATATCAATGAAACATACGCTATAGTAGGTGCTATAGGCCAACGCCATGCCGATCAAAGCTCTAGTGCTGATCAAGGTACTGGTAAAGCCTATGTCTTTAATACATCTAATGGACAACTTGCTCACACATTAAATAATCCAAGAGGACCTCTTGCAGGTGATAAGTTTGGCCAGTCTGTTTCTATAAGTGACACACATGCTATTGTATCATCACGAGGAAGCGGCGGTGATGGAGCAGCATTTGTTTATGACAATAATTTTAGTTTATTATATACACTTAATAATCCAAATCCTTCTGGTGCTTCTACCGATGATTATTTTGGTGAAGGAGCAGCGATTAGCAATACTCATGCTATTGTAGCTGCTCCATATGAAGATTCGGCTAGTACTAATGATGTAGGTAAGGCTTATATCTATGACTTATCTGATGGATCATTATTGCATACATTATCTAATCCAGGAACAGATAATTATTTTGCTTACGGAGGTGCTGTTGGTATAGATAGCGATCATGCAATAGTCGGGGCCATGTATGCAGGTGGATCTGGTAAAGCATATATCTTTAACGTATCAGACGGATCGTTAAAATCAACTATTTCAAGTCCTAGTGGTCAAGCAGGTAATTATTTCGGTTATGGGGGAGTAGAAATAAAGGGCAAAAAAGTTGCTGTAGGACAACCTTATTATGACGATTCTGCTGGTAATACTGCCGCAGGTGCATTATACGTTTATAACGATCCTACGGTTCCACCAGTCACATTTAATAGAGCGCTTTTTTCTGGTGGTACACAAAGTAGTGGTGGTAGCAATACTATTGAATATATGGCAATACCGACTGGCGGTGCCACAACAGACTTCGGCGATATGAATGTAAATAGAGGTGGTCATACATCTTTTGGTAATTCTGGAAGGTCTGTATTTGCAAATGGTGAAACAGGTACTAATACATACTCAAGTAATATGGAATATGTAAATCCTTCTACGCCAGGCAATGCAATATCGTTTGGTTCGAATGATACAGGAAAAGCATTTTTAGGTGCAGTTGCAGATTTGACAAGAGGCGTAATTGGAGGAGGTGCTTACTTTAGCGGTGGATGGAATTTTAGAGAAAGAATGGATTATGTTACAATAAACACAACCGGGAGCTCTAGTACATTTGGTAATCTGAGTTGGGGTTGGGCAGTTGCTGGATCTGCTAGTAGCGGAGATAATACTTATGGTTGTTGGAGTGGTGGTGTAAGAACTTCAGATACGCAATACGTTGGCTATTTTTCAAGAATAACTATACAAACTACAGGAAATGCTTCTAGTTTCGGAAGTTTCTCAAGTGGTTATGCTAGAGCATATTCTGCAGGTTTTTCAGATGCAAATTATTCTTTTACCGCAGGTGGTATTAATGGTGGTACACCGACTTATATTGACCATATAGATAGACATTCTATTACAACGGGCGGAACTGGTACTAATGTTGCTAGTCTAAGTGCAACTAAGTATTCTCTTGCTGCAGCAAATAATCCTACCCATGCAGTTATAGGTGGTGGATATGCTTCGCAAATGTATAATAATATAGAAAATTTTAATATGAGCACTAACGCAATTGCTAGCACCTTTGGAACACTATCAGCTGGTGGAAGATATAGATTAGACGCTACATCTGGTGCGTGATAAATAGTATAGGAGACAAATATGTTGAACAATAAATGGATTTGGATTGGTCTAGGAATAGTTGTTTTAGTCACGCTTATGATATGGGGTGTTGAGGCAACTATGTGTAAAGAAGCAGTCTGCTAATGGCTTTAAACGATATAGAGAAAAGTACAATGACATGGCGATGGGTCGCATTGTTACTTTATCTTTTGATTTGCTTTTATGACTTCCTATTTGTGCCTGTATGGTATGGGTTAAATAGACCAGATATAGCACAGTTTATGGATATTATAAATGCTACTAGTGAGCCTATGGTACAAATGGAACTTATGAAAAAATTAACAGGGCAACATTACCCATTCACCTTAATGGGTGGTGGATTGTTTCATCTCGCATTTGGTGCCATACTTACAGGTAGCGCTGTAGGAATGGGAAAAAAATAATTATACTAAGGATTTATTATGAGTGAAATCGTTAAGAAAACGACTACAGAATTAAAGGCAACTGACCCAGTAACATTTGGTATTACTCCGGTTTCTAAGAGTAAAATCAACCCGCAAGCAGTTGCTCTAGTGAATGAATATCTACCTGAGTTAGATGAGAAAACAAAATTCTTTGATAGGAATAATTCTCAATCAACTTTGGCGATGATGAGTCTTACAATGCTTAACGGTCATTCACCTATGAGAATGATGAGACAAGTATTGGCAGAAACTGAGAAACGTAAGATGGCATTGGCTGAAGCTCAGGTGAGTCATGCCAAAGCATTAAGGAATATTGAGAAGTTACAAGATAAACTATTCAATGATCCTGATAATAATGTTCTAAGTGCTAAATTACGTGCAGCTTTTGTTAGCATAGAAATGATGGAAAGTAAAATAAATGGTTCTTTTAAAGATATTGCAACACTAATAAATGCGTATAATAATTTAAAAGAAAATCACGGAGTAACTGACTGGTCAGAAGAGGAGTTTGAAGAATCTGAAAAAAGGCATCACGTAAGACGTGGATTTGAATTGATGTATCGTAATCTAATGGATGGCGGAAGAGCAAGTACGGCAACAATAGAATATATGCAACAGTATGGCGTACATCCTCAAGTAGGACTTACAGAGGTACAAGGTTATATTAAGACTGTAAGCGATATGATTGCAAATAAACAGATACCACATTCGAATCACCTTGAAGATTTTTTAGATGTAATGGCAGACAAATATTATAAAGAAACAGATAAAACGACTCAAAGAATTTTTGGTAAAGATAATATCGTAAGTCCAGAAATTATGAGTATCATAAACAAATAGGATAAGAAATGTTCGGTCCACACTTTTATCATCAGAAAGTTAGAAAATGCGTAGCCGCGTTTGGTTCGCTTTTTACTAACTTGAATGTAATTCGTAATGATAAAGCTGGTAATGTAATTAGTACAGTAAGAGTACCGTTAGCTTATGCTCCTCGAGATAAGTATATCGAACGTATTCAAGGATTAGCAGATATACAAAGAGATGAATCTGTTGCTTTAAAATTACCTCGTATGTCTTTTGAGATTACATCATACATTTATGATGATACAAGACAGCTACAGAAATTAAATAAAACTTTTCATAATAATACTATTGATGATCATGGTTCTAAAAAAGATGTTGTTACAAGAGCAGTACCTTATAATATAACTTTTTCGCTTACTATATATGCAAAATCACAAGATGATGCATTGCAATTAGTAGAGCAAATATTACCGTTTTTTAGTCCTCAATATACAGTAACTATGAAACCGTTTTCTCAATATGCAGATATACTAGAAGACATACCTCTTACATTACAGGGCGTTTCATATCTTGCTGATTTTGAAGGTCCGATAGAACAGAGAAGTGTTATACAATATGTACTAGACTTTGAAATGAAGACTGCTTTTTATGGTCCGATAGATGCCGGCAAAAGTGTTATACAAAAGTCTATTGTCAATTATGATTTAAATAGTACAGATTCCGCTGGATTTGGATTTAGTGTAGAATACACACCTAAATTTTTTAGTAGAACTCCTGATGATCCACTCTTCCAAGGATATAATACTAAGTACGTTGGTGATAGTAGTTTATAGGTGAATTATGGATAGTGATAAAATTGCAAATGACTATGAATATTCTCGACAGACTTATTATGAGTTAATCGAGAAAGGTAAAGATGCCTTAGACTTAGCTATTGAAATTGCTCAACAGTCTGAGCATCCTCGGGCTATTGAAGTCTTATCAGGTATGATTAAGAATGTCGGTGATGTAAATGACAAGCTTATGGATCTGAATAAGAAAAACAAAGATATTAAAAAGAATGATGATATACCAATGAAAGCTGAAGGCACGACAAATAATAATTTGTTTATTGGTTCAACGACCGATTTACAAAGGATGTTGCAGGATGTAGAAAAAATAGAAAAGCCTGCCAGCAACGTTATTGACATGACGCCTCG